CTCTGGCAAAAGAACACTTTGGACTGGTCAGATACAGTCTTTGATTTGTGGGCTGCATTGATTTTAAATTGGAACTCCTTAGTGTCTTCAGGAGTGGTCCACCACAACAAATCAACAATTCTTTTCATCAAGGTTCCGTAAACAGGTAAATGTGCACCGTTGAAATGAAGACATTGAGCTACTGCCAATGTATGAGAAAATGGGTCACTAATGTCAGATCGACGTAAGAAGAACGACTTACTTAACACTCTTCCAGGTTTGGGCCCGAATTTATACCCATGGTCAATTGGCCAAAATAAACCAGAACAAAACTCAGGTTGTGAGCGTCGCTCCAATTCCATTTTAAACCCAAACCTCTCATAAATCTCAATTGCATGATCTTTTAACCACACTATAACAGGTTCAGTTGACATAATCAAAACATCATCCCCCATTATAAGTACAGCAGCAGAATTATGAGGTAAATGAAAGAATGGACATTCCTCTATTACAAAACAGGACATTTTAGCACTAGTGACTGTATTACCAACACTGGTATCACCATACCCACTTCGTTGAGTGGCAACAACATAATATTTAATGTTGTGCAATGTAACTCCCTTGCCTTTAAATTGATGGGCCAATGCTGCCTTAGTAGCAACGGGAGCACCAAGCTCTGAAAATAACAAGAACTTGGACTTCAGAGCACATTGAGACACACTAACATCGAATCTATAAGCATCAAGTTCAAGAGCAGAAGTCAATCCTCTGGACTGTTGAAAATGATACCAAGCACCTAGATCCTCTGCTGTTAGACCTGCCGCATAAACTACTGAGAGTTTTTCATGACAATGGTCTAAATTCCAGATTTTAGAAACATGTTTAGAGATAGAAAAAGTGTCTGGTCCGATCAATACCTGCATTTCATCCGACATACCTTGAATAGATCTAGGATCAAATTGTTCGTCATCATTCACAAGAAAGGAAAGTTTAAAAACTTGCTCTCTTTTCACAAACATGTGAGTAGTGTACACCCAACTAGGTAAATCAGGCAACAAAGTTTGTAACCTATCCCTGGCTGATCTCATTCTAAATTGTTTAGCCAAATCAAACCGGCTGACCCAATCATCAAATGAGACCCAGTTTACAGGAACAGCAAACAAATTTTGGTACACTTGTGTCTTTCGAAACCTTTGATCTGCCAAAAACCAAGTACCAGGATGAGGAGAGATTTGCCACGATAAGGCCCTATTATGCAAAGAAACTTCTTCATTACATGCACAAGATCTTGCAATCTTGGGCAAACCATCTAACCGAGGTCCACATAAAACCAACGAATCTTTGGCTTCACATGGTGGTTGTTCAGGTGTATGAATACTATTT